CGGCTCTGGATGAGCGGCACGTTCTCGAACAGGACGAGCGGGATCGGATCGCCCTCGAACGCGTCGAGCAGCAGCCGCACGCCGCGGACGGTGAGCCGGTTGAGTGCCTGGTAGCGGCGGGTGCTCGAGCGCCCCTTCGCGAGTAGCCCCGAGAACCCCTTGCAGGGCGCGGAGGTGAAGGCGATGTCCGGGCGGCGCCCGCCGAAGGCACGGACGATGTCCGCGGCCGTGGCCTCGCGCCAGCCTGGCGGCGGCGCGCCCGTGTTCCCGCAGGCGCGGCACCGATCGGCGCCGTCCTCGACGCACTCGGCGTGGAAGTCGAGGAACTGCCCGCGGTCGAAGAGGTCGAGGCAGGTCGCCGGCACGCCCACGAACCGCTCGAAGTCCGCGCAGGCGCCAGGGTCGGCGTCGATGCCGCCCACGCATTCGAAGCTCGCCTCCACCTCGCCAACGCGGACGTGGCCGGCGTTGAACCCGGAGGCGCCGCCGCCGTCGCCGCAGAAGAGGTGACCGTGCAGGATGGTGCGATGGGTCAGCACGAGTGCACCTCTCCGTCCGCGCCGAGCACGCGTTGCTGGCCGTCCTGGCCGATGCGGCGGGTGATCAGCGCGCCGCAGCTGCAGCGCGTCGTCGGCGTCGCCTGCCCCCACGTGGGTTCGGGCACGCCCTCGATCCGGTGCCAGTCGCAGCGGGGCGCGATCCGGTCCCCCCGTCGGAGGCAGTAGTCGGCGAAGTCGCGCTCCTGCCAGAGCGCCGCGGACCGCTGCCAGGCGAGCAGGTCCCCGACGGTCTTCATCGTCGGCGCGTCGTCCTCGTCCTCCTCGTCGCCGCCGTTCCACCGCCGAGGCTGGGCGCCAGCGGGCCCGCGGAAGGCCCCGGCGCTCCAGGCCGCGCGCATGAGCGGGCGAACCAGGTAGGCGAGCGAGAGCGCGTCGCCCGTCGCCCCGTGAGCGTCGAGAACGATGCCGTGCTCCTGGGCGAGTTCGACAAGCCGGCCGGGACGCCCGCGCGTCTTGGTGGCCTTCCGCACGACGAGGAGGTCGAGCCAGGGCCAGGCGACGGGGGCGCGGCCGAGCCGCTCCTGCTCGGTCGCGAGGAAGGTGTAGTCGGCGGGGGCGCAGTAGGCGGCGGGCAGCCGGCCCGCCAGTGCGACCTCGACGAGCGGGGCCACCTCCGCCCAGCTCGGGGCGGCGGCCACGGCCGCGTCGTCGATCCCGTGCACGCGGGTGGCGTCGGCGGGGATGGAGACGGGCGGGCGAACCAGCGAGCGGAAGGCGATGCGGGGCGGCTCCTCGCTCCCGAGCTCGACGTGGACGACGGCGACGTCCACCACGTGCGCGTCGGGGCCCGCGTGCGTCGTCGCTTCGAAGTCGATGCAGGCGACGGGGCAGCCGCGGAGGGGGACCGATCGGTCGATCGGTGCGGGACGCTCGATCACTTCCCACCTCCGATCACGCTCGCGATCATGCGGTTGATCTCGCGGTCGACGTCCTGCGCGGGCAGAAGCACGCCCGCGCAGATCGCGATCGAGATCGCGCCGAGGATCGTGATCACGATCGTGCGGCCGATGGCCTCTCCGATCGTGGGCGGCGGGTTGTCCGTAGGGTGGTGGCGGTTGTACACAGGTTCTCCGTTCCCCTGGTCGCGGGGTGGTTGCAACGGTATCACGCGACGCGCGTGCCGTAGAGCGTGACGTCCCAGCCGGCGGACTGCAACCAGGGGACGAGCCACTGGAGGTGGCATCCCTGGCCGGGCTTGCACGTGCACGCGAGGTAGGAGTCGTGGGGGACGAGGTGGCGGTCGAGGAGGGGGTGGGCGGTCCAGGTGAGGGCGCCGGGTGCGAGATCGCCCGCGCTGGCCTGGCGCGCCCACCGCGCGACGAGGGCGTCCCGGTAGCGGTCGATGGCGCCGGCACCCTGGTAGAAGAGCGGGGCACGACGCTCGGCGAGGGCGGCGTGCATCAGCTCCACCTCCGCGCCCTCGGCGTAGAGGTGGTCGGGGCGGCCGTGGGTGAGCGCGCGAACCCAGATCGGGGGCTGCGCCATCGCCGCGAGGTGGCGACCGACCGAGGGCAGGTCGGCGCCTCGCGCGCGCTCCACCCCGCGCTGGATCAGCGTCTCCTGCCAGTTCGGGAGCGAGGCCGCGTCGAGGAGGTGAAGGACGGGCCTCACGGCTCGCTCCCCGAGTCCAGATCTTCGGACGGAAGCGGGCAGGGCTCGTCGTGGGCGAGGCCGCGACCGCAGTTCCGGCACACGTGCGCGTGGTGCTCGCAGAGGCGCGAGTCGGGCTCGTCGTCGCAGTCGGGGTGTGGCCCGAAGAACTGCGTCAGCGCGAGGAGCAGAAGCCCGGTGCCTGGCGAGAGCCGGACCTCGGGCGGCGTGTCGTCGCAGTCCACGCCGGCGGAGAGCTCCAACAGCGCACGCCGCATCGCCTCGGCGTCGCCCCGCTCGCGCGCGGCGAGGACGGCCGGCGCGGTGAGCGCGCCCGTCCACTGGTTGATCCCGTCGTCGCAGTCGTGGTCGGCCATCACGCCTCCCGAAGCCAGCGCTCGGCGGCGCGCTCGTGCGCTGCAGCTCGAGCCTCGGAGTCCGTCGCCGCTTCAATGAAGCGCTCGCGCCAGTAGTCGTCGGGCGCGGCCTGGGACTTCCGGCGCTGGAGATGCGCCTGGGCGCGCGCCTCCTTCGCCTCGGCGAGACGCTGGCGCGCGAGCCAGCGCCGCGTGCCCGGCCGAAGCGGCACGGGCGCGAGCGAGGTGGGGTGGTTCTCCATCGGGGCCTCGTGTGGAGCGGTTGGTCGTCCGCTCTCCCGACCACCATACGCCAGCGCGGCGCGGTCTGCAAGTGCAAACCGCGCCACCGGACGGCTACTCGTCGTTCTCCTCGCCGTCTCCGTTCTCCTCGTCCTCGTCCTCGTCCTCCTCGCCGTCGTAGTCCTCGGGCTCGTCGGCGGGGTCCTCGTGCTCGACCTCAACGGGCGGCGCCTCGGGCTGGACGGCGGGCCGCGACCCGAAGAGCGACATCTGGCGCTCCTTGCCCTCCATCTGGCGCGTGTCGATCACGATGTCGGTGGCGGTGTCGATGACGCGGATCACCCCGTCGTGGTAGTCGGCGACCTCGATCACTTGGACCTTCCGCACCTCCTCGCGCTTGCGGATGACGTCGGCCACCTGGGCGCGCGCGCCGGTGAGGCCGTTCATCTCCGTCTTCATCTGGCGCTTCACCTCGGCGTGGCGCGCGGTCGCCTCCTCGATCTTGGCCTCGAGCTGGGCGAGCTCGTCGCCGCGCGCGAGCAGGTCCGTGTCGGTGAGGGTGAAGGCGTGGTTGATGATCTTCTCGACGAGCACCTTGGTACGGGCGGGCGGGACGATGCGCGCCACCACCTGGCCGCCCTCGGGCGCGGGCGCGGCGGCGCTCCCGCCGGTGACGAGGCGGAGGTGGGTGCGGTCGGGCGCGGCCTCGCCGGGGACGGGCTCCTCGGGCGGCGGCGGCTCGATCGGCGGCTGCGCGAGCAGCCAGCGGACCGCGTCCTGGGCGACGAGGAGATCGACGGACTCCGGCCCGCCCTCGGCCCCCACGCCCTCACGGCCGTTCGCCCACGCCTTGTAGGCGCGGATCGCGACCAGGTCCTTTCCGGCGGCAACCTCGGCGCGGATCTCGCCCTCCACCTCGACGGGCGGGCGGGCGAAGGTGATCACCACCGGGGCCTCGGGCTCCGCCGCGGAGGGCGCCGGATCGGCGGCCGGCTCGGCCGAGGTGACCTCCGACGTCGGGGTCGCGTCGTCGCTCGTGAGCGTGCCGCCCAGCGCCGTGGCGAGCGCTGCGGGGTCCACGCCCTGCAGGCTGATGGAGACGGCGCCGTCCGCCTCCTGGCGCACCTCGGGCGGCGATTCGGTGAGGGGCACGTCGCCCTGCTCGTGGTTGGTGGCGGCGGCCGCTTCGGCGGCCAGTTCCTTCTTCGTCTTCCTGCCCATGGGGGCCTCCGGGATCAGGTGGTGGTGGTCGGGGTCACGAGTTGGGCGTGTAGCGCCCAGGTGTCGAAGAGGCGGATGGGCGCCGCGTGGGGGCGGGGCTTCGACGCGCGGCCGTGTGCCCTCCGCGTCTCCAGGTAGTGCACGACGCGACGGTCGCGGCGCACGACCTCGCGGGTGACGATCGCGTCGTCGAGCACGCGTCGGTAGGTCATGCCACCGCCACGCGGCACCGGCATCGCGGGTGCCCGCAGCCGGTGATCGGATCTCCCCAGACGATCGCCGCCTCCTGGACGTCGAGCGGGACCTCCGCGTCGGCGGGGAAGCGACGCAGGCGGGTGAGCACCCGGACCATGCCGCGGTTCTCGGGCTGGATCTTCCGCGCGGCACGGAAGAAGGCGCGAAGATCCCGGACCGTCACGGCACCCCCAGCAGCGCGCCCGCGGCGCGGGTGCGGGCGATCTTGCGGGCGAGGGCGGGCACGACGTCGCGCAGGTCCTGGCCGAGGGTGGCGGGCGACTCGTTGCCGGCGCAGAACCAGCGGGGGCGGGCGCGCCGGGCGAAGAGCTCCAGGTAGGGCCCGTCCGGGAACATGCGCTCGAGCGCGTCCTGGACGACCTCGGTCTTGACCGAGTAGGCGAGCGCGGGCGCCTCGAACACGTCGCGGGTGGCGCGGTCGCGAAGGTGCCGGTACGGCGAGCCGCGCACCCCGACCGCCGCAACCTCCTTCGCCGCGCGCGCGAGGCGCCCGAGGCCGAAGTGCAGCTTGCCGATCCGGCGGCTGATCCGCGCCGCCAGCTCCTTCGCGCCCACCCCCTCGGCCATCGCCTCCGTGACGATGGCCTGGACCTCGGCGGGCGTCGGCGGAGCCGGACGCTTCGACCACACCCACTCCCCGACGGGGCGGAAGCCCCACGCGCGCATGACGCGCGCGCCGTCCTCGGCCATCGACGAGGGGCGCCAGAGGACGCAGACGGCGTCCTCGGCCATGCACTCCCCGACCGGAAGGGCGGCGACGTCGTCGGTGGTCATGACCGCGTAGTTGGAGGCGGCGCCACGCGGCACCTCCGACATGGTGAGATGATCCCCGAACGCCCAGGAGGGATCGGCGGCCACGACCCGGTAGGGCCGGAAGACGTCGGAGGCGCTCACGTGCCGCTCCGCGTCCCGCTCGTCCAGTCGGGCAGGCTGGCGGGGTCGGCCCCCGCCGGGTTGGGGCCGAGCTGGGAGCGCCGCGACCGGTAGGCCCCGTGCCGCGGCGTGTCGTCGTGCGTCGCCCGCCAGCGCGGGTTCTCGAGCTCGCGCCACGCGGCCTCCAGCCCCGCCGCGCGCGCGGCGTTCCCCCACCCCTCCCAGGTGGCGGCGCGCACGCCCGGCCCGGTCAGCGCCGTGCCGCTGAACCCGCGCCGCCGCTGCCAGGTCTGGAACTCCAGGCGCATGCCGTCGGTGGCGATTCCGTCGTTGCGGAGGAGCGCCGCGAAGACGCCGCGCGTGTCGCGCGCGACGAGGTCGACAAGAGCCACGTCGCAGGCGAGGCCGATCTCCCGCGTGGCGGGCGTCTCCTCGCCGAAGAGGGGCACGATGTTCCGATGCACGAGGATCGGCGCGAGGCCCTCGGCGACGAGGATGCGGGCGATCAGCGTGGCGCGGTCGACGTGCCAGGCGCGGATCTCGGGGTGCTCGGCCGCGTAGGGCGCGGCGACGTAGGCGGGTGGACGGGGCTGCATCGGTTCTCCGCGGGGCCTGGTTGGTCGTCGGCGCCGCTTGGGTGTCATACACCGACGCGGCGCGGGGTGTCAACGCCGCGTGCTCGCGTCGGCGAGTGTACGCTGGGCAGGTCCGCGCGGGGCAAGGTCGGCGTGACGCGCCGCCCCGACCGAGAGAAGGATGGCGTCGGCGACGTCCCCCTGCGCGCCGCCCGCCGCCTCGGGCGCGGGATCCCAGGGGAACGGGTCGAGGAAGCGCCCCCACCCCAGCGCGCGCACGAGGTCGCGCGCGGCGATCTTCCGTTGGAGGCGCCCGTTGCCGCCGAGGGACCACCACGCGCGCCAGGGCGTGGGCTCGACGAACCAGGGGTAGGCGAGTTCGGGACGCTGGGCGCTCCAGAGCGCAACGGCGCCGGCCAGCGTGCCGAGGCCGTACCCGGTCTTCGCCTGGTTCCCGGCCTTGGGCTTGCCCCCCTTGGCGCCGCCGCGCGAGGCGCCGCTGTAGCAGGCGGGAGGCTCCTCGATGACGATGCGGACGCGCGAGTCGTGGGCACGCCGCATCATCTCCGCCTCGGCGAGTTCGTGGGAGATCGGCCCGTCGAGGTAGCGGGCCACGCCCGGCCAGCGCCAGGCGAGCCCACCGAGCTTCACGTGGCCGGTCGAGAGCGGCCCCTGCTCGGTCGCGAGGCACCATCCCCAGCCACCCCACGCGAGGTCGTTGCCGTGGACGAGATTCACCGGGTGCGCCGGTCGTAGGCCGGACCCGAGCAGTCGCGCGGGGTGAAGACGAGCGCGGGCACACCATCGAGCTGCTCGACGCGGACGGTGGCCTCGTCGAAGGCGCCGCCGCCGCGGCGCTCCAGGTGCGCTGGCATCTCCTGCAGGTCCTTGAGACGCACGCCCGGGAGGCGCAGCTCGGAGCGGAGGAGCGGTCGCGGGCACGCCCCCCAGAAGCCCTTGGCCGCGCCCACGATCGCGCCGCGCTCGATGCCGGTGAGCGGCGTGCCAGCCTCGCGCGCGAGGCGCAGGACGCGGCGGCGAGGCGGGAGGAGGGAGGTGCTCACGTCGAGCTCCAGGGGGTGCGCACGGTGCGGATGGCGCGCGCCGTTGCCGCACGACGCTTCTCGATCAGCGCGAGGCCGAGCGCCGTCCGATCCACGGTCGCACCCGCGGCGATCGCCTGGTTGCAGCGGTCGCGGCCGATCAGGTCGAAGTGCTCGCGCGGCTCGCCGCGGTGCTGGATCCACTCGGGCCTCATGCCGATCGACTCGGCAAACGTGAGCAACTCGGTCGTGCCCTCCGCGCCGTGGAGCGTGGACACCATGTGCGCGGTCGTCACCCGCCGACCCCGGAAGGTGTCGAGGCGGGGCGGGTCGATGACGATCACGACTCGCCTCCGATCTCGACGGTGAAGGTGATGGGCTTCAGGTGGCGCGGCGCGGCGACCACCCGGGCCACGTTGTCGGCGCCGATCTCCACCGACACGACGACGAGGTCTGGGTTGACGCGCTCGACCCACCCCTTGATGGCGCGGGCGCTCAACCGCGGCGACTGCGCGATCGAGCGGCGGATCGTGTCGGTGGCGCGGCGTTGCACCTCGCGGACCAGGCGCCGAACGAGAGCAACCTGCGTGACTACCTGCGCCCGGCGGCGAGCCCTACCCACCCGGCACCTCCTCGACGGGCCCGGCGTCGACGTCGGGAATCGAGGCGATGCTGGCGCGCCAGCTCTCCTCCGTGCGGCGCAGCACCTCGGCGAGGGGCATCACCTCGACGATGCCGTGCCCGAATGCGCCCTGCTCCAGCTCCTCGCTGGGCTGGAGATCGTTGTACCACACGAGCGGGCCGTCCCGACGGAAGCTGCGGCGCCAGGTGTAGCCGCTCTCGACGTCGGTGTAGGGCTCGACGCGCTCGCGCGCGAGGAACGCGATCAGCGCTTCGCGGGTCGAGGCGCGCGCGACGATGTGTTGATCCTCCATCCGGCCGCGCATCGGGTTGAGCACGAGAACGAACATCAACCCTCCCACGGCGCGTCGCCGGCCGGCGGCGCCTCGACCACGTAGGCCTCGCCGTCCCAGCGCGGAAGCGGCGTGCCCGACCGCGCGCACACCTTCACCATCCCCCCGAACTTGAAGCTGCGCGTAGCGTCGCGATGGTGGTCCTTGGCGAAGACGAGATCCCCGCGCGTGCCGAGGACGGTGCCGTCGCGCTCCTGCGGCGGCGCACTCGCGGCCGCGTCCTTCGCCCGGTAGTCGAAGTGGCAGCGCACCTCGAACCGGGCCGCCAGCGCGAGGTGCTCGGCCAGTCGGAGCGGCTCGCGCGCGCTCGTCGGCACGGAGAGGTCCACCGGGGGGATCGGATCGCCCACCACCTCCTGGAGATCACAGTCGTCGGCGTAGAGCACTCCGGGGTGCCACTGCCCGGGCGCGGTGGCCTGCTCCAGCAGCACCGTCCAGCCGTCGTCGCGCGCGAGGCGGTGGGTGGTGTCCCCCTCGCGCAGCGGCGGGAGAGGCCAGAGGAAGAGCACGCGCTCGACGCGCACGGGGTTCCCGGGCAGGGGGCGGACGAGAACGCGGGCGATGCGGCGATCGCGGGCGAGGTCGGACGGGTCGGGGATCGGCATGTGGTTCTCCAGGGTGCCGCTGGTCGTGCGGCGGGTTGAACATACGCCAGCGCGGCGCGGGGCGCAACTACCGCCAGGGCGGTTGCGCGTCGTCGTCGCTCGCCCACGCCGGCGCATCGGCGTCGCTGGGCAAAGGCGCCTCCTCGGGCCAGGGCGGGGCGACGTCCTCCTCGGCCGGCGGCGGAGCGGGGCGGGAAGGGGCCTCGCGCCGGTCCACCGCGGCGGCGAGCGCGCCGCCCCCGAAGCGCTGCGGCCCGCGATCGCGCATCTCGAGGATCCGCGCGTAGGCGGCGGGGGTGTGCCGCATGCTCTCCTCCAGCACGGGCAGTTCGCGGTGGGTGACGTGCGTGCGCGTCGTGGCCGGGCTCGCGGTCCAGGCGTCGAGCACCTCGCGGAAGGGCGGGGCCGCGCCCGCCATGGACGCGCCGAGCTCGCAGTCGCACTTCGCGATCACCACCCGCACCTCGGCGAGGCCGTTGCGCTCGAAATGCCGCGCCATCTCCCGCCAGCCCGGTTGGCGCGCGCAGTCGGGGCAGCCCTTCGGCGCCGGCCCGCGCGGAAGCGCTCGCGCCGCCGCCGTGCCGCGGCTGGCGCGCCCGCGCCCACCCTTCCCGCCGCCGAGGCGCTTGACGATGGTGGCGAGCTTCGGCGCGGACTCGTCCTCGCGCAGCACCCCGGCCGTCACCACCTGGAGCTGGGAGAGCGGGACGTGCTCGAGCGCCTTGTACCACTCGACGAGCAGCTCCCCCTCGACCTTCATCCGCGGCCACTGCTGGCGCAGGTACCCGATGATGACGTCGACGTCGGCGCGGCTCACCGCCGGCTCCCGTCGCCCAGGCGCCGGAACCCGCCGCCGCGATCCCCGCCGTCGCCGAGCAGCCGCGTGACGTCGAAGCCGCCGGTGATCGCCCCCACCTCGGCGCTCACCGCCTTGCGGGTGCGGGCCGCGGTGTAGGCTTCGCGGAAGCGGCGCGAGGTGTGATGCTCCTGGGCCTCGGTCGCGTCGCGGTAGCCGATCGTGCCGCCGATGGCGGCGAGGCCCTCGCGCATCGCCGCGTCGCGGCCGGGGTTGTCGGCGTCGAGCTCTCCCGCCCGCGGGTCGCGCCCGCGCCGCCGGCCGGTGCCCTCGCCCACGTACTCCCCGAACCCGACTTGCCGGCACCAGGTCTTCACCGCCGCCCAGGCCACGTCGGAGTCGTCGAGCGCCGCGAGCTGGCGGCGCGGAACGAGCGCGAGCAGCCGGCCGGTGTCCGGCCACGGTTTCCAGAACTGCCCCGGCGGGAGCGGCTCGCGGACGTAGGCGAGCACCGCGGCCTCCAGGTCGGCGAGGGAGAGGTCGGCGAGGGCGGCGGCGTAGACCCTCGCGGCGGCGGGCAGGTTGCCGGCGATCGCCGGTTCGGGCTTGATGCCCGCCAGCTCGAGCACCTGGAACGACGCGAGGACGTGCTTCGGTTCGATCATCGGGGTTCCTCGGAGAAGGGCACGTCGAGCGCGCCGGGTCGGGGTGGGGAGGCGCCGCCGCCGTCCATCTTGGCAAAGGCGGCGGCGTAGCGGTCGGCCATTGGGGCGACGCCGCGGCCGGGCGGGGCACCGGCGCGAGGCTGCGGAGTCGGGACCGCGAGGCACCCGAGGCGCACGCCCCAGGTGTGCCAGAGGTGCTGGGCAAGGGCCCGGCGGACGGGCTCGTTGAGGCCTCGGCCAGCGTGTCGCAAGTCGTCCAGCGGGAGCGAGAGCAGCCCGCGGGTGGACTCGATCCCGGCGCGCAGCACGGCCTCCAGGATGAGCACCCGGCCGGCGGTCGCGCCGAACAGGAGCGCGGTGAGATCCCCGGGTAGCTCTCGACCGTCAACCTCGACGGGGCTCGTGTCGGGGAGCGGCATCGGCGGCGGGGGCGGCGGGTAGGCGCGGCGGGGCTGGCCGCCCGGGTCCACGGCAGTGGTTGTCCCGGGCGGCGCTCCGGCTACCGCATGCGGCCCTCCAGGTGAAGCGGGTCGGGGGGCCTCCGGCGCGCGTGCGCGTGAACCCCCCAGATCGGTGATCCGGTGATCCGGTGTTTCCTCTGATCGCGCACGTGGCGGTGAGCTGGCGGCGCGCTGGCGATCCGCTGGCGATCCGCTGGCGATTTTAGCGGAATTGTCGGCTTTGGTCCGCGTCGTGGCTGGCGATCCGCTGGCGGCGCGCTGGCGATCCGCTGGCGATCCGCTGGCGAACGGCTCGGGGGCAGGCTCCCCGTCCCGAGTCCAGGTGTCCTCCCAGGCTTTGTGGTCGGCGACGACCTCCTTCACGGCGTGATCGGTCCACCCCCAGCGCGCGCGCAGGGCTGGGCGGCCGGGCATGCGCGCGACGCGGAACCGGCCTCGGGCGCCGCGTTCCCGGCCCTCGGCGGCGGCCATCGCCGTCGCACGCACCTGGCCGCGCCACCACCGGAGATCCATCCACACGGCCTCCTCGGGCCAGGGACGGGTGAGCCCGTCGGCGATCGCCGGCCACCACTCGGCGTCGAGCGGCTCGAACCCGAGCGGGTCGAAGTCCAGCTCGCGGGCGCTCACGGAGCGGATGCCGCGGGGGTGGTGGAGGAGAAGAGCAGGCGGCGTCCGCGGGGCTCACCCGCCGCCGGGTCACGGTCCGGCGGCGGGGAGCCGCGGCCCCACGTGGGGGCCGTCAAGTCGTGGACGGTGGGGTGCCGATGCCGTGACGCCGTCGGACCCTGAAGACGTCGATCCATTACCCCGAGCACGCGGCCGAGGTCAAGCGCGATCGGGTGGCAACACCCCGGCCCGGCCTTGCGCGAGGCGTCGCCACGGGGCACACTTGGGGTGCCCTGATCCGTCGCTTGGTCGGCCCGCCACCTGCAAAGGCGGCGGGTGCCCGCAAGGGCCGACGAGGACGGGTGCGGTGAGCCCACACGATCGTGCTCCCGCGGCTCCCCTCCGGCACGCTCCTCCGGTTCTCCCGGGCGCGCTGGAGGGGGCCTCACGTCCGTCACTTGCGGGCCCGCTCGACGCGCCACCCGCGCAGGCGCATCCAGGTGGCGACGTCCTCGGGGCGACCGCTGCGAACCAGGCTCCTGGCCATGCCGTGGACCATCCCGAGCCGCGTGGCGTGCTCGACGAGCTCTTCGGAGCTGCACTCGATCCCGCCGTCCCCGTCCTCGGGCATGACGTACCAGCGTGCTTCCTCGGCCTCGCGCACGCGCTTCCCCGCCTGCAGCCCGCGCACGAGGTGGCGGCGCACGCCGCGCAACGTCTCGCGCACGCGGTCGTCGAGGTGGCGGCGCACCCTCCCGACGTCAACGTGCTCGAGGAGCCCTTCCGCGTCCATCTCGGCGAGCACGGCGTCGACGTAGCCGGCGATCGCCTCGTCTACTCCAGCCACGCGCGGCCTCCCTCGACGCGGAGGAGGACGTCGGCCTGCTCCCAAGCCTGCTGGCGGTGGCTGATGAAGAAGACGTTGCGGAAGCCGCCGAGCTCCATCGCGCGGCGCAGCATCGGCGGGTAGAGCGAGGCCCAGGCGTCGGAGAGGCCGCGGTCGGCCTCGTCCCGGTAGAGCGTCTCGATGTGGGTGCCAGCGCGCCGCGCGTTGAAGACGACGAGCGCCAGCTTCAGCGCCTCGTCGACGAGGGTGAACTCCCCCTCGGAGAGGCGGTCGGTCGGGCCCCGGCTCGCCCGCAGGCCGTCGAGGACGTCGATCTCAAATACCTCCTTCTGAACGCGGCCCCCTCCCGCCTCCTGGATGGTGCGGAGGTTGACGGTGAAGCGCGGCCCGAAGCACGACTCCAGGATCTCGTTGGTGAGCGTGGACACCTCGGGGCCGGCGGCGTCGATCTCCAGCGCCTGGATCCCCGACCGGCCGAAGGCGTTCTCGACGAGGACGAACCCGGCGCGGCGGAAGGCGACGCGCTGGCGCTTCTCCTCCAGGTCGGCGCGGCGCTTCGCGACGTCCCCGAGCTGGGCCAGCTTCCCACGGAGCACGTCGAGGTTGGAGCGCGCGGCCACCACCGCGGCGCGCGCGGCGGCGAGGGCCTGGCGCGCGGCGGCGGTGCGGGCGTTGGCGGCGTCGGCGTCGACGCGCGCGCCCTCGGGGTCGGGCGGGATCTCCACCTCGTCGCGGGCGAGAGCGGCGGCGTACTCGCGCCGCTCGGCCCCCGTCAGCGTCTCGCGGAGGAGCGGGAGCTGCGCCGCCGCCGCCTCCAGCTCCCGGAGGCGCGTGTCCGCGCCGGCGTGGGCGCTCACGGTCGCCTTGGCGAGCCGCCCGCGCTTGGCCACCGCAGCCTCGGCGGAGGACGCCTCCACCACCGCGGCCTCGGCGACGGCGAGGTCCGCCTCCAGGGTGGAGACGCGCGCCGTCGCCTCGTCGAGCGTGGCCTGCGCGTCGGCCGCCGCGGTGACGGTGGCGCGGTGACGGACCGCCGCCTGCTCCTGCGGGACGCGCGCCTGGACGGCGGCGGCGGCCCGGTCCCGCTCGGCTCGCAGCTGGGTCAGCGCCGCCTCGCGCGCGTTGGCGTCGACGATGGCCCGGTCGGTCGTGGCCTTGCGCGCCTCCAGGTCTGCGACCTCGAGCTCAAGGTTCGGGACGCGCTCCGAGGCCGCGCGCGCGTCGGTGAGAAAGCGGCAAGTGCCCGCGTCCGCCCGCGTCCCACACCCGACCTCCTCGTCCGCCTCCGAGCCGAACGTCAGCATGCGCCGCCCGCCGCACGGCACCGCGCTCACGAGGCTCGCCGCCTTCCGCGCGGTGTCGAGGGCGGTGCGGTTGACGGTCAGCTTCGCGCCCAGGGTCGAGGCCTCGTCGAGGAGCCGGCGGCGCTCGGGTGCGAGCACGGCCTCCTCCTCGCGGGCGCGCTGGTCGAGGCGCGCGTGGTCGGCGCGGAGCTGCTCGAGTTCGGCGAGCGTGGGCGCGAGCTCGACGAGGGCGCGACGCGCCAGGTCCGCGCCGGAGAGGGCGGCGGTGGCGCGGGTGACGGAGGTGCGCGCCGCGTCGAGGGCCGTGCGCTTGTCGTCCCGGGCGGTGGTGGCGGCGCGGCTCACCGCGCGCGCGGCGCGCCAGTCCGTCTCGGCCGAGGCGACGTCGGCCTGGGCGATGACGAGCGCGGCGGCGCGCTCGCGCACCCCCACCTCGTCGGCGACGACGGCCTCCAGCGCGGCGATGCGCTCGCGCGCGACCCGCGCCTCCTCGGCGGCGGCGCGCTCCTCGGCGTCGAGATCCGCACGCCGCTTCAGCGCGGAGGCGCGCGCGGCCTCCAGCGTCTGCAGGAGCCCGACGGCGCGCTGGCCAGCGTCAACGGCGGCGTGCAGGCCGGCGTCGGCCTGGGCCTCGGCGGTGACGAGCGGGGCGAGCGCCGCGTCCGCGCCCGCCACCTGGTCGCGCAGCTCGGCGGCGACGGTGGCGTCCTCGAGCACGCGCGCCACCTCGCGATCGAGGTCGGCCATCTTCGCGTCGAGCAGCTTGCGCGCGATGGCGGCGCGCTCGGCGCGCGCCTGCAGGTCCCCGAGCGCGAGGAGGTCGGCGAAGAGCGCCTTGCGCGCCTCGGGCTTCATGCCGAAGAAGTTGCCGGCGCGGTTCTGCGCGGAGAAGGCGCTCGCCATGTACAGCGACTTCGGGGGGAAGCGGCCGACCACCGCGGCCTCGCCGTCCTTCGCGGGGCGGCCGCGGACGAGCAGGTCGAAATCGGTCGTCCGCCCCTTGGTGTCCTCGCAGCCGGGGCCGTACAGGAACGCCTCCATCGCGCCCGCGCCCTGGCGCGCCTCGGCGTCGATCTTCAGGAGGCTGCGGTACTGGTCCCCGCCGTATTCGAAGGTGAGGTCCACCGTCGCCGCGCGCCCCGTGCAGTAGCGCGGGAGCGAGTCCGCGCGCGTCGAGAGCTCTCGCCAGAGCGGGACGGGGCCGCCGAGCGCGTCGAGCAGCGACGTCTTCCCCTCGCCGTTGCCGCCGACGACGGCGACGAGGCCGGGCGGGAGCTCGGTCAGGTCCAGGGTGAGTGGGGTCGTGAAGCGCGTGAACCCCGAGAGGGTGAGCAGGAGCGGTCGCATCGGTTCTCCGGGCGCATGGTCGAGTGCGCCTCCCCCATCCTTACACCGACTCGGCGCGGAGTGCAACGACCGCCGCGGCACGATCCTTCTTCGGGTAGGGGCGGGCCGGGGCCGTGGTGTCGGGCAGCGTGTTGGCGACCCCGGCCGGATCGAAGACGTAGACGTGGTTCCCCGGGTGGCGAAGCGGGGTGAACGGGCCCTCGCCGCCGCGGGTGATCCGCTCCACCCACCGCGTCCACGTCTCGTGAGGCCGGCGCGGCTGGGCTCCGAGGGCGAGCAGCGTGCGCGCGTAGGCGGCGCCGCCCTTGGACTTCACGGGATCGCCGGTGTCGAGAGCGCGGACTTTGGAGAGGGATCGGCCATCGAGGAGGCAGCCGCGCGCGTCGAGCCACTTCAGCTCGGGATCCGAGAGCCCGACGTAGCGCGCGCCCTTCGCCTGGTAGGCGGCGCCGACGTGGCCGGGCATGGTCACCACGCCGGCCTCGTCGCGGCGCGGCACGGGGTCGGAGTAGGAGAGTACGGCGCGGACGCGAGGGCGGTCGGCCTGGAGGATCGCGAAGGCGCGCGCCAGCGTCCACGTCTCCGCGTTGAACGGCACCTCGTCGAGCAGCACGAGGCGGTTGAGCTGGAGGCCCTCGTCGGCGGGCACGCCCGTCCAGCGCGGGATCGACTTCTGCGACGCCCCGGTGCCGAAGGTGCACACGCCGACGAGCTCGGGCGCGAAGAACAGGCGGCGGCGGTAGAGGCCGACGCACACCGACACCGACGGCCAGCTCCCCGAGTAGTGGTGGCGCGTCACGAACTCGCGCGCGGTCGCGTGCCGATCGAGCAGCTCGACGCCGAAGCCGCTCGGGTCGAAGGCCTCGCCGCGCCGGCGGAACGACTCCCGCCGCTCGCGCCAGCGCTGGGTGCGGTCGGTCACGTCTCGCCCACGGGTACGGTCCCAGCCCCGCGACAGCGAGCGCAGGCGTAGTCCGGGGCGCTCGCCTCGATGCCGTAGCCATTGCACGTCGGGCAGCGCTTCCGCGTGCCGATCCGAGCCACGGCGGCGAGGGCCTCGTCGGCGACCCACGCAGGCCAGCCCCCGCGGAACCCGGCGCGGTAGTGGTCCCCGCCGTACTCGCACAAGGCTCCCTCCTCGACCAGGAGGGAGAACCCGTGCCACCGGCCGTCCGGGTCGTTGAAGTCCTCGAGCTGGAGCACGGCGCCGTCGGGGCCAGTGCAGCGGAGCGTGCCTCGCTTCCAGGTCCGGCCCACATGCCACCTGGGCGGGAGCTTCCAGACCAGGAAGGCGCGAAGGAGGTCGCGTGCCTTCATCGGGTCCGCCGCACGCGGGGACGGCTCACGCCGCGCTCCCGCACGCCGCCAGCGAGTCGGCCGCGATCTCCTCGTCGGTGCGGGTGTCGATCTCGGCGAGCGCGTCGATCGCTGCGGCCTGCTCGTTCGCGTCGGGGGCGGTCGCGAGCGTCCCCCAGAAGGCGCGCATCTTCGTGGGCGCGTCGATCGCCGCGGCGACCTCGGGAGCGCGCATCCGCAGGCGCGGCTCGATCTTCCGCTCCTGCTTCACGCGGTGGGCGAGGGCCTCGACGCGGGCGACCTCGTCCGCCCAGGGGCAGCCGGACACCCACTGCTCGGGGACGACGAGGACCAGCTTCACCTCGGCGCCCGCGCAGCTCGCGATCTCCGCGTCGGTGGGGCGGGTGATCCAGCGCGGCACACCCTCGTCGTGGTCGGCCGCCCAGCGGTAGTGGAGGGTGACGAAGTCGCGGCACGGGGAGGCGTGGTGCTCGACGTAGACGGCGGCGCGCTCTCCCGGGACGGCGGGGTAGGCGCCCTCGCCGAGGGGGGCGTGGGCGCGGGCGACGTCGACGGGACCCACGTGCACAAGGTGCCAGCCTTTCACGTCCTTCTCGCCGAAGTCGTTGCGCCACGGGCTGCCCGGGTACCAGGCGCGGACGGCGACCTCCTGGCGGAGGTGGATGTGCCCGAGGGCGATGTAGTCGGCGGGGAGGCCGTCGAGCTCGTGCCGGGTGAGCTCGATCTCCTGCCCCGCCAGCACCTCGCCGCCGCTGGTCCGGCACCCGGACACCTGGACGTGCGCGAGCACGACGTGAGCCTCGGCCGGCGCGGCCGCGCGGCGGGTGCGCATGCGGTGACCCCACATCGCGAGCAGCACGCGCAGCCGCTCCTCGATCGCGCGCTGCGCCCCCGCCATGCCCCCCTCGATGGCCTCGCCCGCGAGGAGCGCACGCTTGGTGGGGTAGGCCATCGCGTAGACGTGGCACGGGCCCGCCAACGTGTCGACGGTGATGGCGCGCGCGTCGGCCACGACGACGATCGGCCAGGCTCCGCCGAGGTGCTGCAACCCCGCCACGTCCTCGGCGACGTCGTGGTTCCCGACGACGACGACGACCGGGGCCTGGCTCGCGAGTCGGACGATCGCCGGGTAGAGCACCGCGCGCTCGCGCGGGGTCGAGCGGTGGGGGACCTCGTGGCCGTAGAGGTCGCCTGCGACGAGGATGAGGTCGGGCTCCGCGGCGAGGATGTCGTCGACGACGGCGGCGAGCGTCGCGGCCTGGTCGGCGAGGCGAGCGCCTTCGGTGACGTGGGGGTCGGCGAGGTGGGCGATGCGCATGGTTCTCCTACAGGGACGTGGTCGTGCGTCCCGTGCTCGCACCTTACGCCACCACGGCGCGGGGCGCAACAGGTAAGGAATGCTGATGAGTTCGCGCAGGTCTTTCCAGATCGGAAAGAGCTCGACCTGATCGCCGTGGGATCAGGTCGAGCCGATCAGGAGGCGGCGGCGCGCGCGAGGATGGCCGCCGCCTCCGACCCGTAGGGGAAGGTGGCTCGAGCGCGAGCGAAGCGCTCGGAGTGGTACCACTGGACGGGGTCGCACCGGACCCCGACCGCCGCGTGGCACCGGGGGCAGGGCACGCTCTCCGCGTGGTGGCCGAGGTACACGTCGATCATGTCCATCGCGGACACGAGCGCCGTGCCCGCCCGACTGTGCTCGCCGGTGTAGTGGAACTTCCCGGTCAGGGAGTTGATCCCGAGTTCGACGTGGGTGGCGCTCGCCACGAGGCGCCCGGGGCCGACGAGGATCTCGACGCCCCGGTACGTCTCGGTGCTCACCGCGGCCCCGCCGCGAGCACCGCGTCGATCTCCGCCTTCCCCTTCGCCGACCGCAGCCACGCGACGAGCTGGGCGCGCTTCTCGTCGGTGGTGGTGGACGGGTCCGGCCACTTCTTCGACGCGCAGTAGGTGCGGATCTCGGGGAGGGTGTAGTCGGTCCCGTTCCACTTCACGGGCACGGGCGTCTGGAACGTGGGCTCGCCCGGCTCGATCTGGGCCTCGTCCTCCCAGGGCGGGGGCTCGTCGTCGGCCTGCTCCTGGAACGAACGCGAGGGAACCGGGGGCGCGGGCGGGGGCGCGGCCGAGGGCGGCGGGCCACCGCGGCGGACGGGCTCCGCGACGACGCGCTCGCGCTCGGCGAGTTTGCGCGCCTCCTCCTGGAAGTCAGGCACGGTCCGCTCTCCGTGGTCGGGCAGAGCCGCCACCGGGCGTGCGGTGACGTCCACCACCTGGCGGCCGTAGACCTGATCGACGATCCCGAGCTCGCGCCGGGCGATCGCGCGGTTGATCTCCACGTCGTCGGTGGGCGGCTGGTAGATCAGCGCAGGCCAGACGAACGGCCGCTCGGCCTCCTCCCAGGAGTAGACCTGGCGGATGGCGAGCAGCTCGCGGATGATCCGCGCCTTGGTGATCGACTCGGCGCGCTGGCTTCCCTTCGCGCGCATCCCCTGGGCCCGCTCGGAACTCATGCCCGCGATCTCGGCCGAGCCGTCGCGAAGGTCGGACTCGCCGGTCCCCTCGGCGTGGATCCAGGTGCCGTCGAAGAGCCGGACGCGCGCCCGCCCGCGGAAGCGCCAGTAGAGGGCGGTCCGCCCGTCATCGTAGCGTTCGAAGTACTCCCACTGGACGCCAGCGAGGTTGGCGAGCTGGCGGAGGCTGGGGAGCAGGAGCGAGATCCCGGACCCGCCCTTCTGTTCGTACCAGAGGCCGTTCGACTTCGGCGAGCCGGGCTTGCTGCTCTGCGCGCGCATCGGCGGGTACTGGCTGTCGATGAAGACGAAGCGCAGGCTGATCGCGAAGCTGGGCGGGATGAAGTCCAGGTGCGTCTCCGCCCCGAGGAGGTTCACCCCGCCGGAGCGGAGGTTGATCAGCGAGTCGCGGATGGTGCGCGGCTCGCGGAGCAGCCCGTCGGGGATGCCGTAGGTGCGGGGGTCCATCACCCGCGAGACGTACTCGCGGCGCTCGCGCACGAATTCTTCGTTGGACCTGGACTCGTTGGACATGGGGTTCTCCCTGGCGCCGCTGGTCGGCCGACGCCGGTGGGTGGGGTGGTCAGCGGGCGGCGCAGGCCCAGCCGCTGCGGGTGGCGGAGAGGCGGCCGGTGTGGGCGACCTCGTCGGAGGGCGGAAGGAGGGTGCCCTGGTCGTCCTCGATGGAGAGCAGGCCCAGCGCGTGCAGGCGGCGGATCCGCGCGTCGGCGTCGGTCCAGAGCTCGCGCGCCTCGGAGACGGGGAGGCGGATCTTCGCCGAGAGGTAGCGGGAGAGGCCCTCGCTGCGGCTCGTCTGGACGGCGCCGACGAGCCAGCGCAGCACTTCGGCGTCGCCGGGCACGTGGTCGAGCTCGACGAGGCGGGAGGGGTCCGCGTCGATGGCGTCGAGGATCCGGCCGATCGTCTCGTCGTCGAGAGGGCGGCGATCCTTCGCGGCGACGTCGGGGGCGGCGAGCTTCCGCGCGAGCAGGCCGTGCGCCATGCCGATCTTCCCGGAGACGTGCGTGAGCGGGATCTCCGCCAGCGCGATCAGGGCGATCAGCCGCCGGCGGATCACCTCCTCGGCGCTCTCCGGGTGCGCGTCGGCGATGGTGTCGAGAGCGCGGCGCAGTGGCGAGCCGCGAGGGGCGGGACGGGACATCGGTTCTCCTGGTCGGTGGACCACCATACCCCACTCCGGCGCGAATGGCGAGCACGCGCCGGAACGGGGTGGGGTCAGGTGGGGTCGAGCGGCGAGTCGATCACCGGCCCGTTGTCCTCGGCGTGGACCTGGGACCAGGAGCGCCAGTCGGGCGGGGTGAAGAGCGAGTGGTAGACCTCGCCGCGCGGGAGGATGGGTTGCCAGTGCGCGTCGGCGAAGAGCCGCCAGTGGGCCACCTCGCGACCGCGGCCCTCGGGCGTCTTCGGTCCCTCGCGCCAGGTGAGGTGCGCGTCCTCGCCGTAGAAGGCCTCGACCCAGAGGCGCTCGATCTCGGGGCGGAAGTCGAGCACGGGAACGACGCCGATCAGCACGTCGTGGGGGAACGGCGAGAGCGACAGGTGAAAGCACCGATCGTAGTCCGGGTTGCGGATCCACCCGCTCTCGTGCATCCCAGCGTCGCGCGTGAACATGACCCGAGTCCGCGTCTCGCCGTGGTCGAAATGGCAGTAGGTGAGCCGGCGCATGGTGTCGGGGCCCATCTCGCCGCGCCAGGTCCAGGTGGTGGCGCGGCGTCGGAGCTCTCGCGCGACGGCCTGCATCCCGACCACGCAGGCGTCGCGCTTCGACGACGTCACGACCGACCCGCGATCGCCGCGAGCTGAGCGCGCGCCTCGTCCCGCTCGGTCGTCACCTGCTCCAGGTACGCCTCGTCCCGCTCGTCCTCGGCGCGCAGCCGCCCCCAGACCAGCGCCATCGCCCGCGCGTGAACCTCGGCCGGGTCGAGGCCGTGGGGGAGCCACCCGAGGCTGGAGTCGGAGCCGTTGCCACGGAGCCAGATCCCGAGGCCCTCGTCGGACTCGCGGATCACGTAGGGGAGGACGGCGGCGTAGCGGTCGCGCTCGGCGCGAAGGCGCACGAGCTCGTTGGCCGCCCACGCGGCGCGCCACCCGTCGGACACGGGCGCGCCGTCGGGCCCTGCGGTGGGCGCGCCCGCGCGATCCAGCGCGGCGCGCTGGGAGAAGAGCAGGCGGGACTCGGTCTTCACCGCCCACCTCCCGCGATCGTCGCGAGGTCGACGGGGAAGCCCAGCGCGATCAGCCGCTCGCGCGCCTCGACGGCGGCGAGGTAGCCGGGGACGGAGACGGCGAGCGCGTTGAGCGCCTCCTGGATGGAGGCGGCGCGCGCCTGCCCCTCGGGCGAGAGCGTCGGGCCCGCCGGCACGGCAAGACGCGCGTGGGCAGCGTGCGGCACGCCCGGCCGGGCCCGCCCACCGCGGAGCCGCTCGACCTTCCCGGCGAGCTCGCGGACGAGCACGGCGCGGTTGGCGTGGGCACGCTCCCACTCCAGCGCGGACTCGAGCAGGGGCAGGTCGTCGACGCCGACGCCGACGAGGGCGTCGCGCTGGGCGCGGACGCTGCCCACGAGCGCGTCGAACCGCTCCAGCGTCGCGCCGTCGACGACATCGAGACGTTCGGTGAGGAACGCGGCCGTCTCGGTCGGGAGCGCCGCCGCCTGGCGGACCTCGGCCAGTCGCTCCTCGGCGAGCTGCGCCACCTCGGCGGGGACCTCCGCGCGCGCGTCGTTCTCGGCGCGCTGCGCCTTGGCCTCGGCCTGGGCGCGGTCCACGGCCGCGTCGAAGGCGCCGACCTCGGCCGCGCGGTCGACGGGCGGGAGCTGGGCGATCGCCTGCTCGATCGCGCGCTCGATGCGCGCCCACGTCGCCTCGGTCCGGTCCGGGCTCGCGAGCTTGTGCATGCACACCTCGAGCACCTCGCCCATCCCGGGCCGGGCCTCGACGGCGTCGAGGAGACGGTCCTCGACCTCCTGGACCGTGCCCTCGCCCTCGCGCACCATCCGCAGCGCGGTCGAGAGCCAGCCGCGGACCTCGTCGTCGGAGGTGCTGGGCGCGGGCGCGCGGGAGGCGGGAGCGGCGGCGGGGGCCGGCTCCGTGGGCGTCACCGCGGGCGGGACGGGGGCCTGGACCTCGGAAGCGACGGGCGTGGCCTTCGCCTTGCGCTGGCGCTTCGCCTTCGCGGGGGGCTCCGCCGGGGGCGTGGCGTCCGGCGCGAGGCTGTCGCCCGGGACTCCGTGGGTGTCGACGGCCTCGTCGTCCACGCGCTTCACGAACTGCGGCTCGGAGTCGACGAGGTCGTGCGCCTCGTCCCATCCACGCTTGAAGTCGTCGTAGTCGCGCTCGATGCGGTTCCCCTTGTCCCAGGCCTCGGGCCACGGGCGGCCCGCCATGAAGGCGTCGCGCCCGGCCATGAAAGCGGAGGAGCGCGCGCCGGAGTCGGGGATCATCTCGGGCTCGGGGACCGCTGCATCCGTCGGCGTCGGGGCGGAGGCCGGGGACGGGTCGACGGCGGGAACGGGCGCGGGCGCGGGCGCGACGACGGGCGGGGTGGCCTCGGGCCCGTAGGGGGGCGCGGCGGCGGGCGGCGAGAGATCCTCGACCGAGGCGGCCTCGGGGAAGGGCGGCGGCACCTCCTCCTCGACGACGGGCGCGGGGGTCGCGGGCGCCGCCGTCTTCGCGTCGCGGCGCCGGCCGAGCTCCAGGAGGATCTCCTGCTGGACCCACATGCGGGTATCGGCGGCGGCGAGGGCGTCGAGCTGCTCGTCGGTGAGGGTGGGGATCGCCGGCTGGAGGACCTCCCGCGGCTTGCCCGCGATCGCGTCGACGCTCGCCTTGGCGGCGAGGGCGGCCTCGTCAACGGGGAAGAGCGGATGGTCGGCGGGGACGTCGACGATGCGTTCGGTGTCGATGACCAGGACCTGGTAGAAGCCCTTCCGGCGGGAGGGGCCCTGAAACATGACGACGTGGCCGTGCGGGGTCTTGTAGCGCCGGCCGGGCTCGGCTGTGGCGGCGGTGATGGGCTTGGACATGGGCGGGGTTCTCCGAGGGTGGGGCTACGGCGCGAGGCCGTCGCGGTGGGCGATCTCCTGGCGGCGGGCGACGGCCAGCTCGCCGGTGGGGTCGGGGTCGTCTCCGGTGCCCTTGCATCGAGTGCAGGGGCCGGGAGCGTCGGGGCCGAAGTCGCGATCGAGCGTGCCGCAGGGCGCGCCGTCCGCGGAGCCGTAGCCGTTGCAATCGCGGCACGGGGGCTTCATGAGGATCTCCTCTGGGGGGATGGTGCGATCACGATCGCGGAGGGCGATCGTGATCGCGGTGTGGGCGCGGCCCTCTACTACGCCTCGACCATGCGGGTGAGCACCTGATCGGCAAGCTCTCGCACGTCCGCGGTCACTGCGCCCTCGTCGCAGTCCTCGTCGGCGTTGGCCTCGACGCGGACGCCCGCGCCCGCGCCGCTGTCGCGGTGGTTGACCTGGACCTCGACCTTGGCGGCCGGGTAGCGCGTGCCGAGCTCCACGAGGAGCTGGTCGGCGTAGCGGTCGCAGTCGTCGAGGGTAAGGCCGATGGTGCCGAGGTCGCGAGCGTGGATGCGGAAGGTGATGGTCACGGGGTTCTCCGCGGTCGTTGGTCGGCGACCGTGAAGACAGCTTACGCCAGCCCGGCGCGGGGTGCAAGAGGAAAGCGATCACGATCCGTGCGATCGCGATCGGCCGAGCAGCCGATCGCGATCGACGTCGATCACACGATCGCGTGTGCGGCACCGTAGAGCCGGCGCAGCCCTGCCTCGTCGCCGGCCTCGCGGAGGGCCGCCGCGCGGAAGGCCCGCGCCATCGGGAACTCGGCCGCCGCCCACTCCCAGACGGCACGCCACTGGCTCGCGGTGAGCCGGCGCGCCCAGCGCGGACGGAGGGGCTCAAGCGAGAAGTGCACGCACCCCCAGGAGTCCCTCCCCCGGAAGTGCAACCCGCCGTGCAGGGTCCGCGACCCCTGCAGCGCCTCCTCCAGGAGCCGGCCGCGCATCCGCCAGCGGTGCCGGCGCTGGCGGGCGTTCACGCCGCCACCGGGAGCTGGTCCCAGGTGGCGCCGTCGAGGAGGCGCCCGGCCGCCTTCTTCCCGTAGCGGAGGACGACCTCGGCGCCGGCGCCCGCCGCCTCGCGCGTGCAGTGGACGTGTCCGGCGTCGTCGACCAGGTAGGCCGGCGGCGAGCCAGCCGCGCCGTCGAGGGTGCTGTAGGGGGTGACGCCGTCGTGCGGACCCCACTCCCCGTGTTGCTTGAACAGGAAGGGGACGTCAGCAGCAACGCACTGGTCCCGAACCGAGCGGAACCACGCGGGGTGCGAGGGCCGCGCGTGCGCCCCCGACTCGCCGCCAACGATCCCCCACTCGATCCGGTTCGCGCCGCGGAGCACGTCCCGCGCCGCCCAGAAGGCGGAGTCGGTCCGTGGGTCGCGCACCATGGTGAGGTCGACGCGGCCGAGGAGCGGCTCCATCGAGAGCCAGCGCACCGCGTCGGGGACCTCGAGCAGGAACGGGATCCGCTCGTCGGCCCGCCGCTGGTCCTCGACGGTGACGCCCGGCCACACGTGGCGCGGCCAGCTCCCGAGCCGCGCGACGACGGCCGCCGCCACCTCGGGCCAGCGCGCCGCGCGCTTGGTGAGGAGGAGCCAGTCGCAGTCGGGGCGCGCCGCCATGGCCACGATCACCTCGACGATCCAGGCGAGCGGGACGTCCCGGTGGAGGATGTCCGACATCGACGTGACGAAGATCCGCCGCCGGAAGGTGCGGCACCGCGGGTAGGCGAGCACGCGCCGCACGGCCTCCGCGACGTCCACCACCCGCACCCCGCCCACCCACCGCCCGTCCCGGGTCGTGCCCGCGTACTCGACCTGCCCCATCCGCTCGAGCCTCGCCGCCATGCCCATCGCGTAGCAGTGCGCGCAGGCGGGGCTCTCCATGTCGCACCCGTACAACCCGGGGTTGAGCGTGTCCGTCGCCCATTCGATCCCTGTCCGTCCCATCCGGTACCTCCTCGCGGCTCTTGGTCGGTCACGCCGCTCGCGCACGGTAGCATGGTTGCAACCCACCTACCCGCCCGGGTAGGCTGAAGGCATGGCACGCAGCACCATCCCCTGGGACGAGCTCTTCGCGTGGATGGTGGCCAACGCCGCCACCCCCGCCGCCGCCGCCGCCCGCTTCGGCGTCAATCCCTCCAGCGTCCGGCCCGCCGTGAAGCACGAGGCGGACAAGCTCGGGGGCGGGCGCCTGGGCGGGCACCCCACCTACGGCAAGCCCCTCCCGCCCGGCACGACCGCGGGCGATGCAACGCCCGCCCTCGATCCCGCGACCGCCGCGGCCGTCTACGTCCCGCTCTCCCAGCTCCGGCCCTGGGCGCGCAACCCGAAGAAGCACGGGGAGGCGGACGCGATCGCCGCGTCGATCATCCGCTGGGGGTTCGCCACCCCCCTCGTCGCGCGGCTCGCCGACCGGGAGATCATCGCCGGTCACGGTCGCATCGCCGCGGTCATGTCTCTGCAGAAGCGCCACGCCCGCGCCTCCGCGGCCGACCGCGAGGCCTGGCACCCCGAGGCCGTTCGGCTCGCCCACGCGCCCGACCCCGAGCTCCCCGTCCGCTACATGGACCTGAACGAGGACGAGGCGCACGCCCTCGCCCTCGCCGAGAACGAGGCGAGCCGCGCGACCGGCTACGACCCCGCCGTCCTCGCCGCCGTGCTGCGCGACTTTCGCGCCCGCGGGGTGTCCACCGCCGCGATCGGCTGGAACCCCGCCGTCATCACCCGCATGGTCGGCGACGGGCCGAAGAGCCGGGGCCGACTGCCCGCCGCCGAGCGCTCGCCCGTCCGTCGCGTCACCATCGAGCTGTACGACGAGGACGCCGGGCTCCTCCGCCGCGCCATCGACGCCGCGCGCGAGGACGACGATCCCACCTCTCCCGAGCGAGAGCGGACCAACGGTCGGCGCCTCGGTCGGGTGTGCGCCGCCTTCCTCGCCGCGCGCGGCGCATAGTGGGCCGCCCCATGGGACGGAAGCCGCCCGACGCGAAGCTCCTCGACGAGATCGTCAACTCGATCTCCCTCGGGCTGTCGGACAAGACGGCATACGAGGCTGCTGGGGTGTCACACGGGGCGTTCTACCAGTGGATACAGAAGGGGACCGACGATCCACATGCGACGCCGCCTCGGAAGGCGCGCGAGCCGTACAAGAACTTCGTGGAGCGGCTTTCGCGCGCGCGCGCGGAGTTCATCCGCAACCACGTGGCCACCGTCACCGCGGCGTCGATGGGGTCGGTGATCGAGCACTACGGCCCGGACGGGCGACTGACTCACATCGAGCGGAAGAACGACGGGGACTGGCGGGCGGCGAAGTGGCTGCTCTCGGTCCGCCAGCCTGACCAGTTCTCCGAGCGCTACGTCGTCGAGAACCGGAACGCACCGGTCCCGGTCGAAGACCCGCACCGGGACCTGGACGACATGTCGCCGGAGGAGCTCGCGGCCGAGGAGGCGCGGCTGCGCGCCAGGTCCGTCGAGGGGGCGGACGGGGCGTGACTCCCGCCGCCGACCGCCTCGCGGCGATCGAGCGACGCCGCGAGGATCGGCTGCGCGCGATCCGCACTCGTCGGAGCCGGCACGAACTCTCGCCGTTCCTCGAGCTGACCAACGCGCGCTACCTGCTCGGGGCGATGCACCTGATCATCGCCGCTGAGTTGGAGGCGTTCGAGGACGGGGTGCGCGCCGGGACCTGCCCCCACCTGATGATCCAGGCGCCGCCCCGCCACGGAAAGAGCGAGATCGTCTCGGTCAAGGCGCCCGTCTGGATGCTCGGCCGGAACGAGGGCATGGAGGTGGTGTGCGCGAGCTACGCGGCCGACCTGGCGATCCAGCACTCCCGGCGAGCTCGCGAGTGCGCGCGCTCCCCCGAGGCGATCTCCGTCTTCCCCTCGCTCGCGCCGACCGACCTGCAGCTCCGGCGGGAGTCGCGGCGCGGCCTTGGGCCCGCGGCGACGCTCGACCGCGTCGAGCAGTGGCAAACGGGGAACCACGGGCAGTACAAGGCCGTCGGCGTGGGCGGCCCGCTCACCGGGCACGGGTTCAACGTCGGCATCGTCGACGACCCGGTGAAGGACGCGGCCGAGGCGTCGAGCGCCACCACGCTCGACCAGCGCTGGGACTGGTACACCTCGACCTTCTACACCCGCATGGACGCCCGGCGCGGCGGGGTGATCGTCACCCACACCCCCTGGAGCGTGGACGACATCAGCGGCCGGCTCCTCCGCCAGGAGCGGGAGCGCTGGCGGGTGGTGGCGCTGCCCGCGATCGCCGACGCCGAGGAGGCGGCGAGGCTGATCGCCCTCGGGCACACGCCCTTTCGGTCCGAGGGCGAGGCACTCGACCCCGCGCGCTGGCCGCTCGAGCGCCTGCAGCGGATCAAGGCCACGCTCCCCGCGCGGTGGTGGCGAGCCCTCTTCGACCTCCGGCCCGTGCCGACGACCGGCACGATGTTCCAGCGCCCCTGGTTCCGCGAGCGGTACCGGGCCGATCCCGTCGACGTCGCGCGCGAGGCCGACGCGGTCTGGATCACCTCCGACGCCGCGCGCAAAGCCGGGGTCACCAACGACTTCCACTCGATCCAGGTGTGGGCGGTCCGCGGGGCGCGGCTCTACCTGCTCGACCGGATCTGTCAGCGGCTCGAATACCCCGAGTATCGCGACCGCATGGACGGGATGGTCAACAAGTGGAGCGCGGTCCTCACTGGTGTATTGGTCGAGGACGCGGCCAACGGATCCAACTACTACCAGGAACGCAAGCACACCGTCGTCGGG